CGGTATCTCCTCTATCAGAACGCCACATGATAACATCCTTACCCTCAAAGTATGGACGTATTATATCCATATGACTTTCAGATTTAGCAAGGTCTTTAGGATTCATCTGTAATTCACCATGATATCGAAACTCTGAATCACTAGGTATTACTATCATGTTCGCATTTTTAATAGACTCTGGTGTTCGTTTAGGTCTATTCTTATCAAATGATACATTGTAAGTATCGTATTCATGTTGAGGGTTAGCCTTCATCCATTTTACATAGTTCTCAAAGAAACTATCCAATACAGTTTCTAACGGCCCATTATATTTTACGTTTGAACGTAATCGTGCAATAGTAATTTTCATCGAATAATATCTATCTTGTTCATAGTGTCTTGATTCCAAATTTCAAGTTCTCGCCTTATGCGTCCATCTGCAATCAAATTCTCATATCTCTTAGATGCTTTTTTCTTCCACCATTCGGTTATGGCTGGTAATTCATATCGGTCAAAGTTCTCTGCTTTAACTAACTTATCTGTCTTACCTAAAAGAACCTCTCTTACATTAGAGTATCCATATTCCGATTTGTAAAATCTCTTCTGGGTAGTTACTTCACTTGCTTTATCGATAGCATCACAAAAAATATCATAACCTTTCTGGTCATGTTCTTTAAGACTGGCCTTAATTATACCAACAATTTTAGTTTGAATTTTAAGTTTGCGACTTGAAGCCCCCTTATGTATTAACTCTTCACCACCATTCTTTTCAGTAAACCAATCTTTAAGTTCTGGATATATATCTTCTCCCAATGTTAATAGGAATTTAGATTCAGTATCTCCCAAATATCTGAGAAAAGGACGCATCCCATCATAGGCCGAAGCACCTTTAATATTTCCATATAAAGATGTGGTCTCAAATAAGCAAAACTCAGTATCGTATCTCTTATTCAGCATTCTACGAATATCAGACGAACAACAAATTGCCGCACAAAGTTTCAATCCCAAGCAATTAAATCCAAACGGTTGTACTGGTACAATATTAAAACCCATGATTGCACGTTTATTGAATATTTCTAAATCTGGAACACCACCAAGATAGTCATTACGAGGTTTACTATTGATGAGTGGACTACCAAAACGAATAAATCCAGCAACTGTATTGGTGGTTGTTTCCATAACAACTAGTTTCAATGTCTTGCCTGGATTTTCATCTGGACTAAATGATGCTGTCATTTCTAAGAGTGTATTAAACTTTTTAGCTGGTACTTTAATTATCGAAAACTCCATATCCTGTGGATGCATATCAAAGTCTTGAAACATATCATCTTCCAGACCAAAGCCTGGAAGTGGAGCTGGAATATTCTTTACTCGTTCAATCTTTCTTGCACGGAAATAATCATCAATGCGATTGAAGTTCTTAAAATACTTCATCACTTTCATTGCAGCATAGATTGCATCTTGACGCTCAAGTATCAAATTGGAGCGGGCAGAGGGAATCGAACCCCCGTCATCAGATTGGAAATCTGAGGTAATACCATTATACGATGCCCGCATTAAAAAAACTCCTCTAAGTTTGATTCTTTTAAAGAATTCATTCGATATGTAGAGTATGACTCTGGGTCTTTATTTTCTTTAGTATCCATATTACCTAAAGTACAATGACCAAAGTTCATTTCATATTGATATAACTGTATCTGTTCTTGCGTGTATGCCCACCGTGAAATTGTTTCATTTGGTACATCTGGGCGGGGAATCAATAGACATAACCACAAAGGAAGACCAGTAACGGTTCCATTCATAGCATCTACACCATAACCATATTGTTCTATTATTGCAGAATGAGAAGTTTCACAACACTCTCCTTCAATTAATGGTTTGTGATGTTTTGTCATTCTCTTGTGGATGTGACTTCTAACCTTTCCCTTATGTCCGTTTTGTTTATCATAGTACGAACCAGCAGATTTGCCAATATAAACACATTGTTCAAATTCACAAGGCATCTCCCATTTATCTGGTTTTGTTTCATTAAATACTAATGCATAGGTAGCGCCTCTCATTGCAAGAATGTCACAATTTTTATAATAATTTGTGTAATAGTCCCAATGTATAATATGCGGTTCAATTTTATCTACGTTCATCCAAAAAACTCCTCTAAACTACCTTGTGTTCCATAACTAGTATCAATCTTCCACTTAATCTTTTCTGTAATAAATTGCAAAGGCGATAAAAATGCACCTTCGAATTGTGAATCATAGTCTATTAATTCCCGAATGTCAAGTTCCTTTGGAAATTCTGTAATAAACGAAAATGCAGTTGATTGATATAAATTTGGAGTTTTAAGATTTATGAATTTTATTTTATCGCCGTTCATAATTTTTGGATACTTGTTCCCCAACTTATGTTTATCTAGTAAAAAATTGTAAAGTATGGCTCCTTTAACATGGATGGGGGCGCCCTTCCTAAAAAGATTGTGGTCTGCTGTCCATTTTTGTAATCCATTACAACTTCTAGGATATGCAATTTCCTCTGGTGGAAGAGTCATAAACTCTTCTCTGAATTCTTGTATAAAGGTATTAAGTTCTTTCTCATCACCAGCCATGATAATCGCCAAACACTCTTTAATTTTTGCTCGGCAAGGAGCAGGAGTGCTCGACTTAACCGCTTCAATGCCCATAATCTTTAGTCTGGGTTCTTTGTACCTTACTCCTTCAGAGTCGTGGACGTTGAGAATGTATCGTTTTTTTGCAGTCCAGATTCCTTGGCTTGCAATAACTTCTCTACCCATGACCATTTTTTGTTCATAAGCTCCCATAAGTTTAGCGAGAGATTTATAAGACTTATTAATAAATGGTTCCAACTTATCAGTTGCCACTTTATCCAAGAATTCGACCACCTTGCTAGTTTCTGGTGACTCACCAAAGACTTTGCTAACCAGAGATTCAAAAGTGATATAAACCGAGTCTGTATCTGATGCCAAAATGTAATCTTTTTCATCAGTTTCCAAGATTTTATTAAGATAGGCGTTAAGAGATTTTTCAATCCATCGTATAGATAACTGACCAGACGTTGTAATTGCCTCAGCGTTTCGCAAATCAAAATACCTAAACCAACTATTCCCAACAGCACCATACGCCGAGTTGAGAGATATCTTCTTCGCCATCTGGATATTGTTGTATCTGGCAATGTCTTTAAGGAGAGTTTTGTCCTTAGTGTTCTCATACTCTTGTTGCAGCTGCAACATAAGTTTTTTATATTTGACACGATCTTCATATATTTTCTCCATCAATTCTGGTAAAAACCCACGTTTGTCCTTACGAAAGAACGCACCATTTGGGGTCATGCTATATTGACTAGTGTTCTTAACTTTTCCATCTAGTATTTTATCGACTGTAATCTTCTCATTTACACTAGATAACAATGTCTCTGGTGATATGTTATATTGCATGATTAAATGTGGATATAGACTATTTAGATCAAATGACATTACCCATTTATGCATACCAACTTGGGGGTCTTTCACATACGCACCCACAAATTTCTCAACCTTATCTGACTTCTTCTTCTGAGGAATTACGATATGTTTCTCACGCAAATAATTGTATATCAAAATATCCCAATATCGTACTGTTCCAAGCACATCAGTGAAATTGACCTTTGCGTCATACGCCATAGTTAGACAGAGTTCAATAAGTTTTAACTTGTCTTCTAGTTTATCTACAATCTCAACGTCTTGAATATTATATTCAACGAATGATTGATAGTCTTTCTGATACCACTCTCGAAATGTATCAAAAGGATTTCCTGCCTTACTTTCACCTAGTTCTACCTTCGCAATATGGTCTAGTCTATATGATTCTTGGTTTGTATATGTAAACTTACGATATAAATCAAAATAATCTAGTGCGGCAATACCTTGAATACTGTAGGTCTGGTGTGTTCTGCCCATCTGATAAACTTCTCTAGGTTGTACACTACCCCAAGGTGACAGACGTTTAAGCTCATCCTCACCAAATAATTTCTTAATTCTATTACAGAGGTAAGGCAGATCAAAGAACTCAGAATTCCAGCCCGTTATGACATCTGGAAAATGCCTCTCCCAAAATACAAGAAACTCTTTTAATAAATGCACTTCACTTTCGCACTGAATATAAGTTACATCTTCTCTATCGGTTTTAAATTCACCAATTCCCCAAACTACAATCTTCTTAGATTGTTGATTTTTAATAGTGATGCATAACATCTCTTCTTCAGCAAGCTTTGGCGATGGAAATCCATTTTGGCACTGGACTTCTATGTCCATCGTTACGATGAGCATGTCATCGATATTCCAATCTACCATTCCCCGATAATGGTCTGAAAGATAACAATAACTATATTGAGTATTTCCAAACACAAGGCCAGGCTGAGAAGAATTCATCTGAACCCATTCTTTTGCTTCCTTCATGGAATCAAATTTCACTGGGGTTGCATAACCCCCTTGAAGTGTTTTGTATTTTGTGGGTTTTTCTACAGGTGCAAATAAGGTAGGAGCATACTTTATGCGAGTATTAACTCGTTCACCATTCTTCACTTCACGCAATAATATATTGTTACCCCATTGGATAACATTAGTGTAAAAATTACTCATATAATAGTTATATCACCTTTTGGTAGAATTGTCAAGTCCCCAATTGTCACGATCTTTGAAATATTTAAATACCGTTGTAGTTATGCCAGGATTGGTTTTTTCTATTCCTGTGAGGCCAGGGTTTGCATTAACTTCCAATACATAAGGTGATTCTTTCTCTCTATCTTTAGATGGAATTAAGTCCACACCAGTAAGAATACCACCAACCGTCTTTGATGCTTTAATGGCAACTTCTTTTTCTATTTCTGTCAATTCCATTTTTTCTGGTTCTGCACCAAGAGAAACATTACTTCTAAAGTCTGCCCCCTTAATAACATTTCTTTTCATTACTGCAACAACTTCATCATGCAAAACTATAACTCTTATATCATATTCTAATTCTATAAATTCTTGTGCCAACAATGGAAGAGTATTATCCAACATCAACATCATTTGTACAGTTGTGTTTAGTGTTCTCATATTATCAATCTTCACCACACCAACACCTGTTATGGTTCCTTGTGACAATTTAAGTATAATAGGAAAATCACTTTTTAATTCTTTAAATGCTCTTTCTGAATCTTCCGAATGAGTTATACGCACAGTCTTAGGAGTTCTTAATCCAGCCTGTCTTAAATAAACATCTGTTAAATATTTACTATTACATAACTCATAACACCCAAAAGGATTTAAAAGAAAATGTCCATGAAGCTCAAGTGTTTTGAGCATATCTATCCAATGTTTCTTATCATTGGGCAAATCTCTATATAAGAACAAAGTGTTGTCTTTATCTATTTCTAGTGGTTCAGCATATTCCACATTTCCTTTTGAATCAGGTAGAACATATTCACCAGTTTTATCATCTACAGGAAAATGATTTAAATAAGACTTACCATTTTTATTTGATACAAATGTTCCATTATAATCTAGATAGTGTATTTTAATACCAGAAGATTTTACAGCTTTATTCATAACTTCCATCATTTCAACATTACCAGTTTTTTCAACATCTCTAGATGAATCACCTGTATGATAGAAACAAACTATTTTATATGGT